CAAGCTGGGCTTTGATGCGAAACGCAACATCGACCCACTTTGAACGAACATCTGCAGTCATAGTTTCTCTTTCTTCATCTGCCCTAATTCTAGCAACCACGCTCTCGGCGTAAGCCAAAGTGCGCTCGGCTGCACGCTTAGATGGGCCTGAACCCCAAAGCAAATGTGCAACCACGCCAGCACTCGGATAGTTATCTGAACTCGGGTCTGCATCCGGTGAATCCAAGTCGCCCAAGTGTCGAGCAATCCAGGCAGCAATGCGAATCCACTTATCATCAGACACAGTGCCATCAGCCATCTGCCTGGCCTCATCAACTGTGCGATCTACCAAACCATCGCCAGCCAAACCATCGGCGTAATACTCGAGGCCGCGCCTGGCAGCCGCACGCATGTACGCTGGCGCATCCTGATTTACCGCACGCTCATCAAGCTCATCTTCATCGCCAAAAACTTCTGGCTCAGCAATGCGAGTCAAATCGGCAACAGGCACAGTGCTAATCAAAACTGACTCAACAAAGAAACCACCCATATCTTCATAAATCTTTACCTGAGCAGTTTCGCCATCAACCGAATAAATCTCACCAGTCAAAGTTTCGCCATCAACAACCCAAGTCACATAATCGCCAACAAGCAAACTGCCAACAGCAGCTCGCTCACCCTCAAACGGCTCATCAGTCGAGATAGAAACGGCAACAGCCTGATCGATGGCAGATTGCTTGCTTGGATGGCAACCAAGTATCTCGCCAGCCTCATCAATTACGGCCCAGCCAGCTTTACAACCCTCGCGGTCTTTAGCAATGAAATACGGCATTAGACGGGAATCCTTAGATAACTAACAACATGGCCGGCGGTGTCCGAAACCATCCACAAAGATTGGCCTGGAAAAATCAGGAAATCTTGAACGCTTGATTTGTCGATGCCGAAACCATTAGCGATAGTCACATTGCCATTGCCAACATAAAGAGTTTTAGTTGATTCTTCATTGTGAATGTAAATGCGAATAGGCGAAACACCTAAACCATCTACCTGCACAGGTGTTGTGCCAACAGTGATGCGCCCTGATTCGATTGGCAGAGTCATTAGTAAACCGCCGTTGGATCTTCAGGGTCAATCATCGCTACCGGCTGCAGCTGAGTCGATGGAACGCCTGTGTGAGCAATCTCAGGCAAGTTGAGAGCAGACAGAGTTTCTTCAGGGCTGAAACCAACCTGGATAAGCATCTGCGCCATCTTCACGCGCTTTTCTTGCTCGATAACAGCGGTCTGTGCCAAGTCAATGTTGGCTAGTGGCACTCTGAACTGATCGCCATCGGCAACTGGTGTTAGATCTTCGAGGCGGCGCACATCGTTTACAGACATGAAACCAGCCTGAGTACCGATACTGTATGAAGTCATGCGCGACTGCAAATCGCCACGCAACAGCGCATTGAAGTTGAACTTGATGAACGCCGATGGCGATGGTAGCAACTTGCTATAACTCCACTCGATTTTCTCGAGTATTGGCCTAAGCGTATGACTTATGAACTGCAATCCATTCTGCTCGACAGACGCGAAACTGTTAGAGCCTGGCACATCCATCATGTGCAACGGAATGTTGAACGCGCGAGCAATTTCCTCAACCGCAAACCTGCGCGAATCCAAGAACTGAGCCTGGTCATTAGGCACGCTAGTCGGGTTGTATTTTGCGCCACCCGACAACACACCAGTTTTGTGAGCTTTACGCCAACCACGATGGCGAGAGTCGAAACCATCAACCAAATTCTTGGCTTGCTCAGCGGTAAGAGCGCCCGGAAACTCGATAACACCCTGAGTAGTTGCGCCCTGCCCAAAGAATCGAGCTGCATAGGCTTGCAACGCGGTAGCAACACCCAAAGCATCTTTCAGTTTGTTTACGCGCGAGATGCCAACCAAAGAGCCAGGCTCGGCCAAGTCAATGATGTGAATAACCTCATCGCTGGTAAGCGGCTGGCTATCTGCGCCAACATAAAACATTTTGCGCCCAATACTGTCGCGCTTTACCTCAACAGTTGTCGGATCTAGCACAACCAGGTTTACAACCTCGCCATTGCCGTCACGAAATACGCGCGTAAAACTGTTGCCATGCACCAGCATCGATGTAACAACCGAGCCGTAATGTGCCTGGCGAGTTGTATCAACATCTGGCTGATCGACCCAAGCCGGGCGCGGTCTAAGAGGTCGACGCTCACCATCGCTACGCACATAAGCATCAACCGGCAATGTCGAGATGGTGTCGCTGATTAGGCTTACCGCCGAAAAGAAAGCGACAATCTCAAAAGCGTTACGGCCATTGATAGCAACACCAGCGTTTGACTCAATGCCAGGCTCGATGCCCGATCCCCAAACAGTTTGGAAACTGATAGCGCGTTGCTCGAAAAGTTTATTTAGCATTATTTAGCGCCTCTTTCAATGGCCAACCCAAAAACAACCAAACCAATACCAGCCACAACCAACCCAGCCGGCACAGCCCAAAGCCCAACACCGATAGCGACAACAGCCAAACCGCTTGCTTGCATAATCGTTGGAATCATCAACACGCCTTTACATAAAGAACTCAGGTACTACCTGTGTTTCCATTTTAGCCGATGCTCGGTCATAAGCAATCACCGCAGCCACCGCAGCATCGATTCGGCGGTTAGAGTTGCGGTTTTCTTTCACGATGCGCGGCCCAAGATTATCAATCTTGATAACCGCGTTAGTGAAGTGTCTGGCAACCAGCGGATCACCATCATGCGATAGACGGCCCTCAGTTACCGCATCATAAAACCGGGCGCAAGATGCAACCATGCGCCTAGCCGATGTAGACGGATACTCGACAATCGGAATGCCCTGATCTTGCAAAACCTCCATCGAGCGTTGCCAGCGAAAAGGGTCACAAGCCACCTCGCGCACTTTGTAAGCTGCACAAAACTTGGCAATCTCAAACTCGGCATCCTGAATGTCCACGCGCCAAGAATCATCAGCCTCTACCGGCTTTTCCCAAGCCTTGACCAAGAAAATGTGCGCCGGCTTATCTTCAGTCGGGATAGTGCAGCCAACAATCACAGTTGTATCGCCGCTAAAAGAGCCATCGAAACCCAAGATGTATTCGGCATCAACATCGAGCGGTTGCGGCTCGGCCAAAGATTCCCAAACACCCGATGGCAGCCAACTCATCTGCGAGCTAACCCATTGATTCAGGCGCTTAGTGCGAAACTCGGCCTCTGGCGTGCGCCTAACTGCAGACTCAAAATCGGCTGCCGAAACAATATCATCAAAGCCCGGATTCGCGCTTTCCCAAGTAGTACGCTCGCGATGATCTGCCTCTGGCGCAGCTTCCCACCAGGCCATAAAAAACGCCGGGTCGTCGATCTCGCCGGTAGCAACTCGCTTGCCATAGTTGTAGAGCGAATAAGCAATGGAATCTTGCCCTGTGGAATCGGCTTTTACTCCAGCGGTTGTGATGCAAACCGTCTGAAACGCTTTACCTCTGTTACCGCCGGCGAGCGACATAACATCAAACAATTCGCGGTTAGGTTGAGCGTGCAATTCATCCATAATCACGCGGCTAGGGTTTAGGCCCTCAGCCGAAAACGCCTCTGCGCTCATAACTTTCAGCACCGAATTAGTTTCAGTAACAAACAAAGAATCTCGGTAAACCTGCACCATGTCTTTCAACTCAGACTGCTCAACCATGCGCTTACATTCGCCAAATACGATGCGAGCCTGTTCTCGAGTCGCGGCCACAACGATAACCTCGCCACCATTGATGCCCTCGCCCAGCAACGAATAAAGCCCAATCGCCGCACTCGATAACGCGCTCTTGCCATTCTTTCGCGGCATCCCAATCAGTGCAGTCTGATGCACCAGGCCGCCATCTTCATCGCGAGCATAAATGTGTTTGAGCAAATCTTTCTGCCAATCACGCAACCTGAGCGGATCACCGGCGCGGCCAGCCACACCATCTTTACCAACCGAGCCAAAAGCCTCAGCAAATAGGGCAGCCACATCGCCATCGCCGCGAGCCATCGCCGCCTCATCCACCGGCGTAAGCCAGGCTGGTGGCCAACTAGCCATTATTGCTTTCCAAAGTCGACGAGCCATTTGGCTTCTCAGTGGTCGACGAGCCATTATTCTTCTTGGCTTTCAACTCCATCAGCTCTTGCAACTTAGTCTTTGTCTTAGTACTAATCAGGCCAAGCCTGGTGCGATCAGCCGGCGTAAACCCGAGCAGACTCAGATTCTTCACAATCAACACCTCAACATCATTCAATTGCTTAGTCATGTGCCACTCATCCGGGTGAGCCGCCACATAATCGCGTAAAGTTTCGCGGCGGTCAATCTGCTCACAAATCATCTGCACAAGCTGAGTATCAGTCTTGATAGAAATCCACAACTCGCCAACACCAAAAATCGAATCCCAAAACACTTTCCCATGCTCACCCAAAGGGCGCAGCGGCTCAACATACCCATACTCGAGCGGCGCAATGCCATCATTAGTGCGAATAGGGCGCTTGCCAGGATTGCCCTGCAGCAGCCTCAATTCAGCCGGCTTAGGTTGATTAGCCATAACCCAACACCCAATCTCTCAAAACCCGTTAGAACGCCACACAGCGCGTTTAAAGCCTAACTGAGAAACCGCTCAAATGCGTATGTGTATGAAAAAG